AGGGTAACTAACTCTTCAGACTCAACCTTTATTGTACCTTTCAGCCAGGTCATAAGCTCTTCTCCTATGATTAGACTTAGGATTGGTGATGTTATCAAGGGAAATTATTCTAAATTTAATTTAGCTCGGATATTTGGTGTAGGAAACACAGATATTAATCCTGCGCCTGTTAGCGATGCTTCTATTTCTTTGGGTTCCGGAGGAGCAGCAATGGGTGCTGCTGCTGACTGGGCAGAAAAGGCTCGAATGATTGCATTTTATGCTGCTTATGCCAGTCCTGTTGCTGCAGTTGAGATGATACCAGCTGCATCGACACCTGGAGGAGCAATAGCCCAAGCAGCTCTTTTAGAGGCAGCTAGCGCTATCTCTGTAAATGGATTTGCTAATCCCATAGGAACAGCTCTGGCATTGCGTCAGCTTGCTGATCCCGACATGGTTATTAATACAGGGCCTCAGTCAGCTACAGTCGCCGGTGCTATTCAGTCTGCTGCCGCAAATCTACTTGGTAGCAATACAGATAAGTTTGGTTACGACAAGCTTTCTATCCACAATCTTAAGGCAAATCAGATAACCGGGTATAAGCTTGTATCAGACGGAATGCTTGGAAGCAGATCATCAGTCGGAACTAGATTTTATTTGATGAGACCGGTCCGGGTGATGGTTATGGATAAGAGAACTGTGTCTATGGAAAGTAGAAGATCAACTAGCACAGATGCATCATTCAAGGGTCCAAAAAACGCTGCTGAGATCAATCAAAAGACAATTTATACAGTCATGGTAATAGACACTAACGCGCCTTATGATATGTTTGGTGCTTCATTTGATGTTACACATTCTGATGTGACACCAAGCTATCATGCTATATTCAATAGATCAGCCGGTCTCTTATTAGGCGGTATTGCCGGTGCAGCAGAAGCAGCAGCTGAAGCTGCTATGAAAGAGGCAGCCTCCGCTGTAGGTGTTCCGACTGACAATATCGACCTCTTTCCAACAGATACAGCCTTATTTATGAATCAAGCCAATAATGCTATTGTTCGATCATTTGATACAACAAAGGGCAGAGGGCTTGCTGGATTTATTAGGTCTCTTAATTATAACTGGCTCGATGGTCCATGGGAAATTGATTGGAACTCACGAGCTCCAAAGTATGCTAAGATTCAACTGCAGTTTGATGTTGTCCACGATCTACCACCTGGACTGGACTATAGTGGCTATAATCGTGCACCTCTCTACAACGTTGGAGATATAATGAGATCTGTTGCTGGAGACCCCTATGATGATGATGGTGACTCTTCAAAGGACGCCTGGACAGCTGCAGGAGCTGCAGGCTTTAGATCAGAAAAAGAATCAGACAACTAGGAGATGACAATTGGCTACCAGTAGATATGCTTTTACACCTCGCCTTAAGCGAGGCCAAGTAATTGGAACGATTCGAGGTCTAAGAGAGATTTATTTCGCCGTTCAGGCAGGAACCTTACCGTATAGAACAGTAACATGCAAGGACTTACAAAGATTAGACCATATTGCTGGAAGGTCTTTTGGTGACTCTAGCCTTTGGTGGGTAATTGCAGCAGCTTCTGGAATTGGCTGGGGACTACAGGTTCCTCCTGGAACTATTTTATATATCCCTACAGATCTTTCAAAGGTCTATAGTCTTATCAGATAGGAGCTCAACGTGGCCGGAAGATATAACGCTTCAACAATTCATGAAACTGCTCTTGCTGAGCTCAGACAATATTATGCTTATCTGTCTAATTCTGATGTAGTAAGTCTGGCAGTAGCTGTCCAAAGTGCGGATGCGTCTGATATTACTGCTAACGCCCAGGCAGGAATGGTCAACTCTCTCAATTCTGCCCTTGCTGGTACACAGGCAGGTGTAGGTGATATCGATGAGATTCAGACAGTTATGAACCTCATACTAGATATTACAGAAGGGGCCTATTTTACTCACAATTTTTTAAATCAAGGGGCTATCTTTGATACGATGAAGTCTATTGGGGCTGCTCCAGGGTTTGTCGGTACCGGGGTTTCAAGCGCTGTTCAGCAGTATGTTAATATCGTCTATGAAGGGAGTGAGGTCCCAGGTGTCGTCTGGACTACTCCAAGTGAATTCAATGGTAATTATATCGGAATGCGACGCCAGGTCGCACCTGTTGACTTAATTAGCCTGGGACAATATGAATTTAGATCATTTGAGCAGGTTAATATAAACCAGAATACGGGTAATCCAGACAAGTACACAGCACCCTCTCTGTCTGCTTTTACCTTTCCTAATATTAAAATTGGACCTAGCACACGAAACACAGATTCTGTTGGAATTTTTGCCAATGGAATACCTAACATAGAGCTAAGTAGATGTGTTCCATTTTTAAACGTATCTATCTTTACAGACATTCCGTCATCAGGTATACAAGCTGACGCAAATGGTCAGCTAGGTCTGCTAAGATTTTTAGGTGCAGTTGACGCTGGCTCTGTAGCAACTACATCTGATCTTACCGGGCTTGCAAATACAGTTCCTGAGAATGTGCTTGAGTCAGCTGGAATTGGTACTGATGTAGCTTCTGGTCTGTTGTCTAACAGCGGTGTAGAGCTAGAGGGTGCAAGAATTGGATCTGCCGGAATGGAGATATTCACATCTCCAATGACTCTTACTAATGCAGACATGAATGCAAGCGGATTTATATCTACACACTATGGAAACAAAGAAATATTAGATCCACTTAGGCCTCTTCTTACACTTGAATCTTTTAATATAGCCCTTAGAGGAATGGGTCAAGAGATGCTAGCATCAAAAACAGCTACACTTAACGTTACGCTACATGATAGGTCAAGAATGGCTGATATTGCCCCTCTAATATCAGCAGATAGATATGCAAACACACATCTCGTAATTGAATATGGATGGTCTCACCCAGATGGTGGCCCTGAGAGTGAAAACTCTTATGGGAGATTTTTAAACACCCTTAGGACAAAAGAACTCTTCAACATAACACACTCAGAGATGTCACTAGATAGCAATGGACAGGTGTCTATTACCATGAAACTTGCAGTGAGGGGCGGAACACTAGGGACATCTTGCCCAATTGTTGCAGGCAAGTATGTTCCCTTAAGAATTGCTCGATCATTGCTGGAAAGATATTTGGCAACTGTTACACAGTCAGCAGCAAATTCAAACTCTGGAAACACTACACTTGTCGAAGTCAGGAACAAGCTAGATCTTGGTACAGGAAATGCAGACGGTACAGCAAATGTTGTACCAAGAGCCTTTGTCTCCGAGCTTCTCTATTATATTAGACAAGGTGATACAACATATGTTGTCGATCTGGTCCAGCAGCTCGTTGGAGAGGACGGCGAAGGGGGGTTAATTGCAGATCAGACAGATACTGTTGGTACTGAGATAAACAATAAGATTCAAGCACTTTATAAGGGTGCGGGACCGCCTGAACTGGGCGGAATTGACGTCTGGCTTAGCTCTATCTATTTGGAAAGAATGAATCATCATAGCTTTCCTACTATTGATGAAGATGACCCCAGAAGAGATCCAATGCAATATACATCATTTGGCAAGATAGTTATGAGCTTTATTGGATACCCAATTGCGTCTTGTATGACATTTGATGAGGTCCAGGTTATGTTCTATGGATTTAATGCGCAAGCTGGTCTTGCACGTAGATATAACATATGCCACTTCCCAATCAGAATAGCCAATTTTCAATCAAAGCTTCTTGCTCTAGCAAATTCTGACCATGAGTTTTCAGCCAGCCCTAGAACACAAGATATTATAGATATTTTAAGTACCTATGTTTCTAATCCGATGAATGCAGGATTTGGTCTATACGATCTATACGAATCGTATACTAGTGATGTAGAAGCACAGCAAGATGCTCTAGGTGACGAAGCCACACCTGCAGACAGAGAAAGTTATCAAGAGTGGCAACAATCTAGACAGCAGGTTCTTTCTGATAGTGAAGAGCAGCGCTTAAGAGCACTCTATAGGGAAGATGGTCATGGAGGCTCACCTGAGTTTACTGTCCCCAATGTCTCATTTTATTTTGAGTCTGTTCCAGCTTTGACTCAAGGTGAGGGCGATTCTACAAGGGTCAAGACAGGCGGGACTGTCTTAAGGATTCATGTGTTTGATAAGTCAGCCACGCCTCATGTTAATGAGCTCTTTCAACTAAAGATGGCAAACGATAGCGAGGTTGCATCACAGTATGCAGAAGTCTCAGCTGCCTATACAGAGTATCAAGATGCTGAATTCACCCAAGACCTGATATCTCAGACTGGAGCTGTTATACCGATGATGGTAGCCCCGCCATCTTTGTTTGCTGCTTCGATTTCGGAAGCTAAGGAGAATGCATATACAAATGAGTTATCAGACTACAGGGTATACGTCAACACCATACCAGCCTATGCCATTAAAGAAAAAATAAAGACTACAGTTCCAAGCATAACAATGGGATCAATGTTTAATGCTATCAAAAATGTATCTGTTAGCTCAACCACAAGCGGGCAAGTTCAAAATGAAAGACTTGTTACAGCTAATATAGAAAGAGAAGATTCTCAGGTAGATCTTGCTGCTGCAAGTAGTGTGGATGATATCTTTGTTATTCCGGCAACCATGAACATGACTCTTTTCGGAATGCCTTTATTAAACTATGGCCAGGAATTCTATGTTGATCTAGGGACAGGTACGACTTTAGATAACATGTATGCTGTTACAGATCTAACACATAAGATTGATGGCGGTGGGTTTGAAACATCTTTTAAGTGTACCTTCCGGGGCAGTGGAACCACAAGAAACCTTAGAGCTTCTCTTGTGAGCTCTCTTCCAGTCATACAGCAAGAAGAGGATGAATCTACATAAAACAATTTTCACATTTGTAATAAGATGATATGTGAAAATAATTATTTCCAAGTCCGTGCTGGGGTCAAAAAAAAATCTCCTCTATGAGAGAGACTTAGATAGATTTCTCTGGGTAGATAAGATCGATAGAGGTGCCTGGGTGTACGGTGATAGCACTCACACTAGAGACATAGGCGTCTTGTTGCAGGCGCTAGGGGCTAATATCGATCCAATATTTGATGAGAGGCATCAGCAAATCTGGTCTACCTTACGGGACCAGGGCACACTTGGTGTTCCTGCTCATTTGGCTCTAGGTGATAGAACCTTTAAAATTAGACTTTCTAACCTACTAAATCAGCTCTGGATGTTTTTGAATAACAATATTGATAATTACTACATGAATGAGTTCTTAATAGCCAGAAGACTATTAAAAAGCCTTCAACCTTGTATGATCAATCAGGAAAAATATGATCGGGTAATTCAAAATGCTACCTCTAGTACACTTCCTTCACTTGAAAAATTTAAGCCTAACGATCAAGGGTTTTGTCAGTCTCCGGTATATAGTCAGACAGGCTCTGTTACAGGAAGGCTTACAGTGACAGGCCCGAACATTTTAACGCTTAAGAAGGCACACAGAGAAATATTTTCCTCTAGATTTAAAAATGGTCACATAGTCCAGATTGACCTCGTGTCTCTGGAGCCGAGAGTTGCGCTTTCTATCGCAGGCAAGGAGTCTCCTCCTGATATTTATAGTTACATAAGTGAAAATATTTTAAAAAATGAGATCAATAGAGAGATTACAAAAATCGTTACTTTAAGCTGTATATACGGTGCATCATTTAGAAGTGTCGCTTCAAAGATAGGTGATCTTGACAAAGCACGCTATTTCACTAAAAAAATAGAAGACTTCTTTAAAATTTCTGAAATATCCAAAAGAATAAATAATGAAATCAAACAGCTAGGATATTATCATAACTTTTACGGAAGACGATTAAAAGACAGTAATTCAAAGATCAATCACTTTATTCAGTCTTCTAGTGTCGATGTTTCACTATTGGGTTTTTCGAGATTGATGAATGATTGTCAGTCGCAAGGGCTGAATGTGATTCCAGTTTTTGTTATTCACGATGCCCTAATCGTCGATGTTGATTCTTTTAGTTTAAATCACCTAAGACGAATTGTTGATGAAGGAATTAAAATACCAAAGATTAAATTTTCATTTCCTGCAAAAATAAAAGATTTGTACAGCTAGCTTAAATTAAATACACTTAAATCATGACAAACGATATTGAAAAAATTAAGTCTAATTGGCATACATTTGAAAAGCTATGCAAGCGTCTTTCTGATGAGAATCTTAATAGCTTTCTGGAGGCACTTGGTGAGAGAATTTGTATTTGCCCATCATCAATGAAAAAGGATCAGCCTGGCTGCTATCCTGGAGGTCTTATTTCTCACGCTCTTGATGTTACATCAGCCATGAGAAGTCTCAATGATGCCTTTTCTTTGGATTTACCAATTGGTTCAATTATTAAGGTTGGTCTTTTGCATGAGATTGGAAAAGTTGGTGATGCTAGCACACCGTGGCATGTTGATCAAGATTCAGACTGGCATCGAGAAAAGCTAGGTCAAATTTATAAGTTTAATGAAAATCTTGAGAGAATGTCTATATCTCATCAGACACTGTATCTATTACAAAGTTTTGGAATTAGTCTAACAAAAGAAGAGTGGATAGCTATTCAGCTATCTCAAGGATCTCACTTTGAAGAAAATAGATTTTATGTAGGCCATGAACCTACTCTAGCTTTAGTTTTGCAGCAGTCAAAGAGGATGGTAAAACATAAGAATACAGCCTAATTATCTATATGAGTCGAAAGATAAGAGAGGCTGCTAGGCACAAGGAGATGGGTGTCTACTCTGGCAGAGGAACAGGTATCCCTGTTGCTGGTGCTATAGGTGTCGATAGATCGTCACATCTTGGAGATCCACCAAGACCTCATTACATCGGCAATTCAGGATCCCCCAGTGCCTCTGCTGATGTTAGCCACTCTCTTCGGGTTGGGTCAGTTAACAGGGGATACGAAGAAGATATCGATCAGATGTATACAGTAATGTTCCCTGATCAGGTGGATGAAGAGAATATAGATGATGAAGAGAATATCTATTATATGTATGATGACACACCTTTAAAGACAAGAAAGCTACATCATCTTTCTCGTACTTTAAGCCCAGGTGAGCAATATATAAAAAAACTTTCAAACGTTAGAGAGTCCAGAATGAGTAGAAAAAAATACAGTCTCACACCTTTGTTTAATGAGAGCTACGCGGGAAGATTAGATGAGTTCGCAGACCTGCCCTGGGCAGATGAAATTGACTTTACAGATGCAGGAAATTTTCTTCAAGACGTGATTGATCTACCTGCTGATGCAATTGAAGAATTTCTGGGCCCTGTTGCTGATGTTATAAAGCCTGTGTTACAATCTCTGGGTGACGTTGCAGGTGATGTAGTAGCTGGATTTTTGGCAATACCTCCATTTGTTGGGGACGCAATAGCACTTTCACTTGCTGCCTACAATATAGGCCAGCTTCAAGAGACACTGGCTGAAGCTGATGTTGCAATTATTAGATTCAAAGAGTCACCAAGCGACGCGGGTAGAAATCTTCTTGTTCAATTGCTTGATGATCTTACTCGCGATCTTGTAGATCTTATGCAGAGGCTTCTTGAGGCTGTTCCTGATCCCGGTGTGTCTGAGGCCACATCAATGATGGCATCTCTTGTACAGAATGGAAATCGCCTTCGAGGCTATCTTTCTAGACTAGGGTTTAGATATGCAGGAAATCGAGCCTCTTTTGGAACACATATTAAAGAAAAGGCCCAAATGGCTCTTGTGGTCAAGCCTGCACTTCGAATTATTACGGGCTTAATGGCGAGCGATTATGTTCCTCCAACACTAGAAAGAAATTCAACTAGTATTCTTAGAGTTCCACAGGTCATGGCAGAACTTTATGATCTTATTACAATCTGGGACGCCCACGGTGTAATAACAGATGAGCTTGGAGAAAGAACTATGACTGCTGAGCTTGAGCAGATGGATATGCCTCAGATCGATGTTCCTGAATATCTTCCTACAGATATCGTTTCTGCAAAGGGTTCTGATCTCTTGCCGACAGACATAGTACGTCGTGGTGCCCCTGGCTCTGATATGGACGATCTTCCGATGGCTGCAGAGTCAGCCATCATAAGAGACTTTATTCGAGAAGCACTTCTTAGTGAATATGCTCAAAGATACACAGTCAATCTCAATGGACCAAATCCAGCCGGCTATTTGAGCTATGAGCCTGAAGAGTTAGGTGAGCAACCTGAGAAATTCTCAGATGACAATATTACAGATTTTAATCTAAGCTCTGTTCTCTACCCGAGTAGTGGTGGGTATGTTCGGTACAATCCTAAGCCAGTAAATGAATCAGCAATTAAGGAATACATCAAGCAGATTCTCAGAGAACAAGAAGAGGAAGACGATCTAGATGAATTTGCGGGTTCCTATTCATCATCTCTAGGTGGTAAAAGAGGCGAAGAAGAGCTAGATGAGATATCTGAAGAATACTACAGCGAGATGATGCAAGATCGTGATAACCCAATGTCTGTTCCAGGGGAGGATATATACCTGGATGAATATTCAGTCGCTGGTAGCGTCGCTGGGTACACCGGACCAATGTCCTCAGCAGCTGGATCAAAGTCATATAAAAAAAAATAGAACAAGCAGCTTCCGCATCCGGATCTAGTCTGGCTGATCCAGAAATGGCTATGTTTTATTATAAGACAGCTGAAAAATTTGCCAAAGGCAAAGCATAAATTATTTTTTGAACATTAAAAATTAACACTATAATATTAAAACAACTATTAGGAAGTCTAATAGGCAAAGCATTAGATATTGCAATTTTAAAAATTACAAATTGGAGGAAAAATGGCACTTGATTTTGATGCAATTAGAAACAAGCTCGAAAGACTGAGCGGTAATACAAAGAACAGGTCTTCTATGTGGAAGCCCACTGAGGGTGAGGAGCACACAGTTCGGCTTCTATCTTTCCCAAATAATGATGGACAACCCTTTAAGGAGCTGTGGTTTTATTATAACATTGGAAACAATCGCGGGATGCTCGCCCCTTACCAGTTCGGAGATCCAGATCCAATTCAGGAGCTGATCAAGACGCTTCGTGATGAGGGTACCAAGGAGTCTTACGATCTAGCAAAGAAGCTTTATCCAAAGATGCGAACCTATGCTCCTATCATCGTACGAGGTGAAGAGGACAAGGGTGTTCAGCTCTGGGGATTTGGAAAGACTGTGTATCAGGCACTTCTTGGGCTCATGCTGGATGAGGATTATGGAGATATCACAGATCCAACCACGGGTCGAGATATTAAGGTCCTGTGTACCAAGCAGCCTGGCAAGAAGTGGGCTATGACTGAAGTTAGGCCTCGAGGTAAGGAGTGCTCCCTGTCTAACAACACAAAGCAGGCTCAGGAGTGGCTAGGTAATATTCCGGATGTCATGGGTCTCTTTCAGGTTAAAAGCTATGATGAGCTTAGCAAGATTATCAATGACTGGATTAATGAAGATGCATTTGATGGAGCTGGGTCTGAGACAGTGACTTCTGCTACTTCAGCAGGATC